CAAGGGCCCCGAGCACGCGCTGCTCCACCTCTTCGGGCGGCAGGCCAAGATTCAGCGGACCAAAGGCGACGTCCTCAAAGACCGTCGGCATGAACAATTGATCGTCCGGGTCCTGGAAAATCATCCCAACCGTGCGGCGGATGTCCCTGAGGTGGGGGGGGGTGATAAACGAAGATGGTAGGAATTGCGAAACGAGTGGTTGACGATGGTTTACGAGAGGGTGATTTTGGTTGAAATGTGGGTTGCGGTCAAGAAATGTTTGAAGGGGGAGACGGCGGAAGTAGTTGACGAATATTTGCAAAAAATAAACAAGAAACAATCAATTTAATGGGCCTATCGTTTCGGTAGCAAAAGATGCCTGATAGTATACCAAAAGGTTTCTGGTTTTGATCGCTTTATCTTTAGAAATACCCAGCTCTTTCGCGGTCATTTCAATTATTATATCATCAAAATTTTCAGACTGGGTCAACCGTGGCTTTTTAGATTTCCTCTTCTTCGGATCCAAAAAAGCCTCGAGTTCATCGTCCAGTATCTTGCTGTAAATTTGTTGCCTGGTTTTATCGATAAGCACAGCCTGGTCAAATTCCTCTTTAGTCGGCATTCTGATCACCTCTAAACCGTCTTTTTTCGCGGCCTGATTGCGCTCTTTCAGCATTTCATCGCTCAAAATGTCGTAATGGATTTCGATCTTGTTTTGAGCATACTCAGCCCTTCCTACAGAGCTATAACTTTTAGAAACCATGGCATAAACAGCAATCCACTCAGTGTTTTTATATCTACCTTTCAGCTCTTTTATTGCAGCTAAAAGCGTTGGCTTAATCATCTCTTTTTTTATGTCAAAAGGAACGCTTACGGTCCCTTGAACGTAGGTTCCACCATTTCTTGATTTTCCATTTTGGACTTCAATATCATCGATAGTGAAGGTTGACAATCCGCCTTTCGTTAGACTTTGCGGGATCAATTTTTCAATAGGGTCGGAAGTGCATGCGCCAAGGGCAACAGAGAAAATAATCGCAACAAAAGCTAATGTTTTCATCATAATATCAAAGTTATATCGCATAATTGATCTAAAAATTCACATAAATTACGCTGCCTTTTGAGCAGATGACGGAGCCTCTTTGGATAATCTGTCACGCTCCTCTTCCTGCCTTTTCATTTCCAGAACATAGCTTTTCATTTCGGCAAGATCTTTTTCCATCCCTTTTACCCGCGTTTCCATCTCCCGAGCGACGGTTTTACTTTCGACAGCATCTGAAAACGCCATGAGATTGGCATTTATAGCACGAATGTATACTGGATCAGCTGCTGAGTAAATTTTAGTCAACAAACTCATTCCCTCGACAATGCCAAGAGAATCGAAAGGTACTGCCTCACTGTGAGGTGAAACCGGCTGTTTTTGAGAATCTTCCCCTTCAAAGGTAATTTTTTCCGATCCCGTCCCTGTTACTAGCCAATTAAGATTAACTTTGTAGGTAATACAAATGTTAGCCAAAGCCTCGGCGTTTGGTTGTCGCCCCTTTAAGTAGTTGTAAAACGTAACAGAAACTATCCCCGCCTGCTTGGCAAACAACTTCGCATTTCCGCCTGCATACTCATCTACCAATTCTTGCAGCCTAGACGCAATGTCTATATTTGTTTGTTTTTTTGTTGACACGGATCACACTTGTTTGTTTATTGGACACAACAAGTCTACGAACGTATAAAAATTAGCCAATGCTCAGCGAGCGAATGCCGCAAGATAAAACTGGAGCAAAATTCAATGAATGACCTACAGCGATTACTCAAACTTCGGGGCATGACCATGCAGCGCTTGGCCGAAGAGACCGGGTTTGGGATGCACTCGGTGCAAAAGACGGTCAAAGGAGCACGACCAACTCCTGCTATCAGGGAGGCGGTGGCTGTATTCCTGGGGTTGAAGGTTGAACAATGCTTTGGCCCGACCAGCGGCAAGGTGTTGCGGGGGATGATTGCCAAAGAAATCAATCTCTCTGCCCGCAAATACACCAAGGAGCTCAAGCAAAAGATGCTTGGCAGTTCAACCGTACCATCGGAGCAACCGGCGGTCAATGCCTAGGCGAAGTAAAAAAATAGACAACGGAAAACAGCTGAGCCTGTTTGAAGCGTTGACTTTGGCGCAGAACACAGCCAGCGCCGAACATCCGGAAGAGGGAGAGGCTAACATCCGTGAACCGCTCCGTCGGGCGGTAGTGGCGGCGATCAAGCAATGTTCATTGTCGCGCTGGGAGATCGCTGGGAAAATGAGCCACCTGTTAGGCGTCGAGGTTACAAAGTTTCAGCTTGATGCCTGGACGGCGGAGAGCAAGGAAATGCACAGGGTCCCAGCCGAGTATTTGCCGGCGTTCTGCATGGTCACGAGAGATCATGGCCCATTGCGATTAATGGCGGAAGCTGCGGGGCTGTTTGCCCTTCCAGGACCGGACGCTTTGCGGGCCGAGATCCAGCGATTAGACGAACAGGAGCGCAAGATAAAGGCCGAGAAGAGGAAGCGATCGCTTTTCCTCAACGAATTAGAGGGCAAAAATGGCAACAAGCTATAGGCGCATTGAGGCTGTGAGGGTGTCGATTAACATCCTGCGGTTTTTGGGGGAGCAAAAAGAGGCTGTCAGTGGGCAGGAAGTGGCGCGAGCCATGGAAATGCCGCACGGCACGGTGATGTGCCACTTGTCGACCTTGGAAGAGGAGCGGTTGGTGCGGTGCATCGGCGGGGCTTGGGAATTGGACATGGGGATGGCGATGTTCTGGGCGCGGAAAAAAGCGCAGTTGGGCGCCCGGATCGCCAGGGATATGAACGATTTACAACAGTTGGGAGACTGAGAGATGCAAGAGTTGCCGGAAAACCTGCAGAAAGCCATTGAGAATCGCCGCAACAAGAACACGGACCCGGTGTCTGAGGCGGCGATGGAGATAGTGACTCTTGATCAGAACCGTGAGCAGTCAGCGCTCGTAGACCAGGAGGACAAAGAACAACGCATAGCTGAGAGCTACGAAATAGCCGGGCGGATTAAGGCGTTCACTTTCATTGAAAAGGTGGCGACGGTAGCCACTTTGGTGCAATTGAAGCAAATTAAAGAGTCGAAGGTATACCGAGATTTGCCTGGGATGGGTACTTGGCAAAATTATTGTGATTACATAGGCTTGTCTCGAAGAAAGGTCGACGAGGATTTGCAAAACCTTGAGGAGTTTGGCGAGCAGTTTTTAGCGACCGTCGCCAGTTTTTCTCTTGGCTACCGAGAACTCCGCAAGCTCCGCAAACTGACCGGAGACGGCACTCTGCTGGTGTCTGACAACGAGGTGCAGATCGGCGACGAGCGCATCCCGTTTTCGGCTGACAATCGCGAGGACTTGCAGGCGGCGCTGGAGCGGTTGATCGAGGCCAAGGACGCGGTCATCAATGAAAAAGAAGCCACCTTGCGCGCCAACCAAAAGATCATCGACTCCAAGCAGGACCTGATCCGGCGGCAGGAAAAGGATCTGGCCAAGTATGAGAAAGAGGCTGAAGCCAACGGCCTGTCCGACCCGGAAAAGGTGTTTATCCAAAAGGTGCAGAACGCCCGTGTCACCATTGAAGGATTCCTCAACCAGTTTGACCCGCAATACAACCCGCTGCCAGAGGATGCGACGCCGAAAATGAAGGCGGAGTTGATGTTGACCCTGCAATCGTTTGTGCGCTCGACCCGCGCATCCTATGACACAGCGGCCGAGCTGTACGGCGACGCGGATCTTGACGGCGGCGGCTGGGTTCCTCCCAACATGCGTACACAAGACGGCGAGGAATAAACCATGGAGTGGGCGCGGGAAATGGCCAGCCAGCTTGCCCATTCGGGCGTGGGCGACAAGAGCAAGATCATTGCTCAGTATCAGCAGTTATCCGGAAAGGCTCCGGCAACGCTGTACCGCATTGCGGCCCAGCACGGCTACCAGTCCGGTCGTCAAGCCCGGGCTGATAAGGGCGTTTTGAAAAGCGGGCTGACAGAAGGCCAGCTGCAGTTCGTGTCGGCACTGATCAGCGAAAGTGCGCGCCAGGTGAAAGGAACGATCATGCCGTTATCCGTGGCTTTGCAGATGGCCATCGACAACGGCGTGATCCAGCCGGGCCAGATATCGGTTGCTGGCCTGCAGGCCATTTTGCGAGAGAGAGAAATGAACAGCACTGCCCTCAACGCCGAGACGCCATCGATCAAAATGGCCAGCCTGCATCCCAACCATGTGCACGTTTTCGACGCATCGGTGTGCATCCAGTACTACCTGAAGAGCGGCAAAGGCATCCGGATGATCGATGAACGCGACTACCGGGAGAAGAAGCCGGCTAATTTCGGAAAAATCAAGCTGCGGATCTGGCGGATGGTGTTGGTCGATCATTTCAGCCACCACGTATACGTGCGGTACTACGAGGCTGAGGGCGAGAATGCCGCCATGACCTTTGATTTTCTGTGCAATGCCTGGCGCGGCGGCCATCACGAGAAGCTGCCGTTGCGTGGCGTGCCGTTCTTCCTGCTGATGGATGCAGGATCTGCCAACGTGGCCAAAAGCATACTCAACCTGCTGGAACGGCTGGAAATCGACATCCCCAAGAACATGCCGCACAACCCGCGCCGGCAGGGATCGGCAGAGAATGCTCAGCAGTTGATCGAGACGCAGTTTGAATCACGGCTGCGGTACGAACCGGCGACAACGATTGAAGACATGAACGCCTGGGCGGTTGACTGGATGGTGTACTGGAACGCCACCCAGATCCACCGGCGGCACAAAATGACCAGAACATCCTGCTGGTTGACCATCCGCCAAGAGCAGTTGCGCGACCTTCCCAGCGACGAGCTGTTGCGTGAATTGTACGCCGAGCCGGAGTTCAATCGAACGGTCGGGGCCGACAATACGATCGGCGTGCGCGGCAACACCTACCGGGTGAAGCATGTTGAGGGTATCCGCCCGGGCAAGCAGGTACTGGTGGTGCTGCGGCCCTATCATTGGCCCGAGATCGCGGTGGTTTACAACGACATCACCTATCTGGCCCAGCCTGTGGGCACGATGGCCGGCGGGTTCATCGCGGACGCGGCGGTCATTGGCCAGGAATTCAAGGCCCAGCCGGATACCCTGGTGCAAAAGGCCAGGAAAGCAAACGAGCAACTGGCCTATGGCGAAGAACGCAGCAAAAACGCCCTGCCCTTTGCCGGCACCTTGCAGGTGATGGGCCACATGGCCGAATCGGTCAAGGCGATCCCCCTGCCCCGGCGAGGAACGCCGATGGAGGTTGAACGGGAAGTGGTGGAGAAGATGCTGCCGATCATTGAGTTGTTCAAGCGTTTGCGCGGCGCTGGGGTGGTAATCACCCCGGCGATCAACAAGGAATTGCGGGCCACCTTCGGCGAGGCAATCGAGGCTCGCGAGGCGGACCGGATTGTTTCGGCCATGGCGGCCGGAGACGACTGGCGGCTGGAATCGTTCATACAGCAGGCCGCCGAGGCTTAAACGGGAGAAGACAATGGAAGGGTTTATGGCACGGTTTGAGGATGAGGCTAGTCCGGCTCAGATCGAGAAGATCGTTTGGCTCGCCGCCGGAGTACTTAGTGAAAACTCGGTAGACCGGGTTCTGGGAGATTTTTTTGAAGATGAGACCAGCGTCAAAGGTTGTTTCCCAGATATTCATGACCATCTGCTGGAGGCTGTGGATGATCGCGATTATTACGAGGTCGAAATGCTTCTGGCAGATGCGGAAAAGTTTGGATTTTTAGTAAAATTCAACACGCCACGCATGAAAGTTCATGGTGCTTGGGCTTCGTTTTCATGGTCGGAATATTACGTGGGCCGGGTCTACGGGGAAACCCTCGATGAAGCCGTGGAAAAGGGTTTTGCCTGGGTAGACGCCCGAAGAGAAGAGGATAGAGCCAGCGGTGATGATCTTGTTGCTGGAGACTCAAGGGGGGTAAATGAGCCACGCTAAGGCCCACAACATGGAATTCCTGCCCATCACCCTCAAGCAGCTGGTGATCGATTGCGACATCAGCCAGAAGGTGCTGCGCGATCTGATGATTGCGGAGATGGGCGTTGAGGTGTCGCGTCCGAGCATCAATCTTTGCTTGAACCGGGGGTACATCCCGACCACCATGCCGAAGTTCTCGCAGTCGATGGAGTTGATCATCGGGCGGCACGCGGCGGCGGTTGAGTGGCTCAGCCGAAGGGGATTGCGGGTAGGCGACATTTGGGCGCCGATTGGCCATGAACTGCGGAACGTCAAGCCAATTGGCCCTGGGAAGCGCATCGGGAGAGGCCATGCAAAGAGCTTGGCGGAGATGCGGGGACGAAACAATCAGGCAAACGAAAACGACGAGGTTGCGATGATTAACGAGATGGTAAATACAGCGGCACTGAAACATTTCAAATTGTTTCGCAGCCCGTTTATCAATGATGTGCAGAGAGACAGTGACATTTTCATGAGCGACGAGCATCGATACATTGAAGCAGCAATGCTTGATGCGGCTAATCACGGCGGTTTTTTGGCAGTGATCGGAGAAGTTGGATCCGGAAAATCGGTGATGCGTCGGAAAGTGGTCGAGGCCTTGAAAAAATCGGGAGACACGCAGGTCATCTACCCGATGATGCATGACAAGGAAAAATTGACCGCGGCGTCAATATGTGACGCCATCATCCAGGATATAAGCACTGAAAAATGCCGGATAAAACTAGAAGATAAGGCTCGCCAGGTACAGCGGTTACTAGCCAACAGGGCAAAAAGTGGCCACGGGGCATGCTTAATAATCGAGGAGGCGCACGATCTCAAGACGCCGACGCTTAAATATCTGAAGCGTTTTTATGAGTTAGAGGATGGGTACAAGAAACTGCTTGGTATCATCATGATCGGTCAGACGGAACTCAAATACCGGTTCAACGAGGCTCAAAACTGGGAGATGAGGGAAGTTATTCGTAGGGTGCAAGTTGCAGAAATAAGGGGACTTGAGGGTAACATTCAGCAATACCTTGAGGTGAAATTTAAAAGAGTAGGGTTGAAGCAGATCGAAGATGTTTTTGAGAAAGATGCATTTGAAGCTTTGAATCGAAGGCTAACAATGACCGCCCGTGATGGGGTTGGGAAAATAAGCATGGCTTACCCCCAGACGGTCAATAACTGGACAGCCAGGGCTCTAAACATTGCTTTTGAGATGGGCGAGGCGAAGGTGACCGCAGAAGTGATCGAGGCGATGTGATTCCGCAGTTTTACAAACAAACGGAGGCATTATGAAGGGCATGATGACCAAGGCGCAACGACAGGAGGCAATCAGAAAATTGCAGGGCATCAAGAATTTCCCGGCAACTCGGGTCAGCCCGATCACCGTGACGATGGAAGAGTTCCTTGTTGCATGTGAGCAGTGCCAGCAGCGTGCTGGCGGCGGGCATCGGGACCAAAATCGCTATCGATTTACCCTATGCGACATCTGCCAGGGCGTGATGTTGCCCAAGGAAGTCACGGCGGAAAGCATGGAGGCGGGGCTGGCCAAACGGAGAAGGCCGGAGAATGCGGGAACATTCCCCGGCCAAGGGAGAAGAGAGACACGCAGTATGCCTCGTCAGCAGGATACCTTCTGAACGCGGCAAACGACAACTACAAAATTGGGAGAAACGCTGTGGAACCGAACGAAATGAAGGCAATAAACGGCCGCGTGGAAGAGATCAAGGATATTACCGAGAAGATGATGCAGAGCAATTTGCACCGGATCGTTGCCAATGGATCCATTGAGGAGCAACTGCGGCAGATTTGGGACAACGCGTGCTCTATCCAGCGGGCGCTGGCGATGCCGGAAGTGATCCAAGGGTATCGGGCCGACGCATTGGCCCAGGTCGACCGGGTAAACGAGCTGCTGTATGAGCTGGGCCACAATCCGGATGATGACCAGCTGCGCGGCCTGGGCTGTGCGTGCGACCTGGCCCAGACCCACATCAGGACGTATCTGCACATGGTGGCAGCAGTCGAAAAAGTAAATTCAACCGGCCAGAAGGCCACGGCGGAAGCATGAACACCACACCAGATGGATACAAACGCAATGCGGTCGGCCACTTGGTTCCGATCGAACAGATCAAAGAGATTGACTTGCTACGGGATGATTTTGTCTCGAAAGCGGTGCTGGCGGCCAAGGATCAATCGGCGGCATTGATCGCGGCCAAAGACCGGTTGGTCGGAGATTTGGATGCTTTCCTCAACCTTTCCGGCGAGAAATTTGGGGTGAAGCTGGGTTTCGGCAAGGGCAACATCTCGTTGACCAGCTTTGACGGGAAGTACCGGGTCACGCGGGACGTGGCCGAACGAATCGAGTTTGACGAGCGGCTGCAGGCGGCAAAGGAGTTGGTCGACCAATGTTTGCGGGAGTGGACCCGAGATTCCAACCCCAACATCCGGGCGCTGATCGAGGACGCTTTCCAGGTCGACCGCAAGGGGCGGATCAACACCAAGAGGATATTGGGGTTGCGCAAGCTGAAGATAGACCATCCCACCTGGGCCACCGCGATGGACGCGATCAGCGAGGCCATCACCATCACCGGGTCATGCGTGTATCACCGGTTTTATGAGCGTGATGACCAGACCGGGAGATATCAGCAGGTTGTCCTCGACTTCGCGGCGGTGTGAGCAATGCGGCCCTCAGCCCACACGCCGATGCTGTGCGCCGGCTGCGGCCGAGAGATTCCGGCGGAGCAGTTTAACCCACCGGAAAGCAGCCTATGCCCAAGATGCGAGGAAAAGGTAGGGAACGATAAGGTGTCCTGGCCCGACGCAGTGAAGAAAAAATAAGCGAAATCCCAGCCAGCGGTGGGGCCTGCATGGTGCAGGTTCGCCACGTTGACAACGCTGGCGGGGATCGTCCGGAATGGCGGTCCGGGCCTGATGAGCAGCCAAAGGGAAAAAACCGTGAGTGACATGCAGAAGCCCTATTTCGTGCCGCTGAAGAAGGAATTTTACCTCAAGGTAAAGTCGGGCGAGCAGGATTGCGAGATCAGGCCGGCGAATCATCGGGGCTGGAACTCGAAAAACATCTATCCCGGCAGGTGGCTGAAATTTTCCAGCGGGTATGGCGATTATGATCGTCATTGCCGCGAAATATACATGGTGCTTGAAGGGCCGGACAGCTTTGTGTTTGCCGATAATCCTCAATGGCATATCGACGCTGTGGAGCAAATTTACGGCAAGCGCGACCGGTGGTTGGTCGCGTTCGTCAGATGATAAAGAAAACGGGAACGATCAATGAGCAGTAAACTCTGGTGCTTAGATTGTGATAACCGCGCCTGTTATCGCAGCGGACACGATACCTTTCCGCTTCCTTATTGCGAAAAGCAGCCGATTGTTGACCGGCATGAAAGGGGAGCCACACGAATTTTCCACAAGCGCTGCAAGACTTGCCTGCATCGGCTGCGACACCCAGATCATGGGGTTAACCCCGTATGCAAAAGGTGCACCTATGCCAACCAACGGTAAATGTGTGCGCTGCGGGTATCGAGCTCCGGTATCCAGCTTTATCGAGGCGTCTGGTGATGGTGAAATCCTTGCGGAGTACATCAAGCTGCCCCAGGTGGTGCAGCAGCCATTTTACAAGTACCTGTCGCTCTTTCGGCCGGCGTCAGGATGTGCCTGCCAGCAGTCGAAAATCATTTGACTGACGCGAGAGATGGTCGCCCTGGTGGCCTCCGGCTACGTGGCGCATCTCAAAAAGGGACGGGTTGATCGCCCTTGCCCGCCGCAGACCTGGGCACAAGGAATGGAACGGATGGTCGAGCAGGCCGCCACCCTGGACCTGCCCATGGACAACCACAACTATTTGCGCGCCGTTGTGTACCAGCTCGCCGATCAGGCCGACGCCGGCCGCGAGCAGCTGCAGCGGCGATCAGAGGCAGACGGCAGCGCCAGAGCAAACCGGATAACTCCGCCGGAGCCGCCGGTTGTCGAGGAGCTTTCCCAGCTGGAGCGCCAGTACCTAGAACGCCATGGATCGTTGCCGGGGATGGATACCGGCGCGGCGATCACCAGCGTGGATGATTTGACAGGATGGGCCAAAAAGGTTTTTCCACCCCCGCCGGGAGATGATCGCCATGGAAGATGAGTTTGATGAGTTTTCTCACTATTTTCCAACATTATCATGCCGTCGCTGGCAGAAGCATTGCAATCATCCCAGCCTTAGTGTCGACGAGAAACAGCGGCAAATTTCTTGCGACATTTGCGGCGCAGTCGTTGATGCCTTTGACTACATGTCAAAGCTGGCCAAGGAACAGGACAGATTCCGATTAAATAGAAAAGCTTTGCACGATGAAATATTAAGACTGAGCAAGCAAGTGGACGGGCTGAAACGTGAAGAGAAAAACGCTAAGAACAGGCTCGCTACACTGGAAAAAAAAGGAGCTTAACATGTCGATTAGCCGGGCAGATTTAGCAAAAATTCACATCGCGAAAAAAGACTTATGCCTTACCGACGAGGTCTACCGAGACATTCTTAAGTCTCGATTCAAGAAGGATTCGGCGGCGAAGCTGACGTCCGGACAGGCGTTTTCCTTGATCAATTATTTCCAGAAACTGGGATGGAAGCCGACGCGGCAGCAACAGTTGCCGGGGTTGTCGGTTCCGAGCGATAAGCAATCGCGCAAGATCCTGGCGCTGTGGATATCGCTGGCCGATGCCGGAGTGGTGAAAGACCGCAGCGACCGGGCGATGATGTCCTTTGTCAAGCGGCAGACGGGCAGAGACCACCTGAGATGGTGCGACAAAGCGGACAAAAACAAGGTGATCGAAGCCCTGAAAGACTGGGCGGGTCGAGCGCATGTCACTTTATCCCAATAGACCGGTTGTAGTTGACGTGCCGGAGGAATACCGGCCGGCCATTGACGAGTTGCCCGGAGACCTGGTGTGGATCGCCCGGGCGATTGAGGATGAGCTGCCCGGCATGGGCGTGCGGGTGGCCCTGATTATGGGGCAGAAGTTGGCCGGGGCTGAGCCGCACATTCACAATGTCCGCAAGATCATTGCCCGGTACTGGGAAGACAGGATCCGGGCCGAGTATGACGCCGGCGGCTCCACAGCCCAGGCCCTGGCTCTGAAATACGGCATCAGCAAGCGCCATACCGAAAAGATTCTGGCCAAGCCAAGCCAGGATCTCCTGAAGAGCCGGCAGTTGCATTTGTTCGACCTATGACCCGGCGTTGAAAACGATTGACAGGATAGCGTAATGCTTTAAGATCGCCGCATATCGTACCACCAAGGGGAGGCCAATCGGCACCCCCTTCTTTTTTTGACCGTCCTGCACCCCCTACACCCCCACACCAACAGCCCGTATATGTGACATCGGCAGGTGTCGATACCGCCTGGTCTCTCCTGTTTGCCGGGGCTGGCTTTGCCAAGCCAGCCCCATTTTCAGGTTACGTCCCAGGGCGGCATCGGCGCCATACGATCACTACACAGGAGCTGGCTATGGAACAAATTGGATTTGAAGAGATTGAGCGCAGGTTGCGGGCCGTGTTCCCGAACCTAGAGGTTTGGGCGCCGACTGATGCGACGTATCTGACCGTTGATCTGGCGGAGATGGATCGATTGGTCGATCGGCATCCAGCGCAACCGTGGTTGAAAAACATCAACGAATGCGAGGAAATAGCTGACCGTTTCCTGGTAAAAGTGCGGGATTGGGAGATGGACCAATCCCAGACTATTGCTCCGTTCCTGCGCTTCAATCGCGCCCTGGGGGTGGCGTCCGGGGGAAGATTTCAGAGCGTGGACAAGGATCATACTGTCAATGTGTTTGCGGCCGATGACGGCGGGATTTACTTGCTGGATATGCAGGTGGCCACTTATTGGCGCGCAGTCCAGGGCGCTGACGATATCTATTTTGTGAGGATGTGACCATGCGAAATCACATGATATGCATTGCGATGTTGGCATCGCTGCTGTTGTCGGGTTGCGCTGGATCCGGACATGGGCCAGGGCGGGGGATCAAGTCAACCGGGCCGGCAAAGCCGTCGTTGGCGACGAGAATGGCCGGTACCGGGGCGGTGGAGCTGGATCGCAACGGCGACGGAAAGATCGATGATGATTTGGTGGCCAATACGCTGACCAGGGACGCCGAGCTGGCGGCCGTGGCGGCCTCGAAACAAAACGCGTTGCTGTACACTCCGGAGAATGCAGCCGCCAAAGGTGTGGCCGGAGGGTATGCAGAGTTGGACAGCGGCGGAAAGCTGCCGCTGGCGCGGATCCCGGACGGGGTGGGCGGAGGGGTGACGAGTTACAATGATCTAACCGATAAGCCATCAATACCCGTAATTCCCACAGGATCCACGGGGCAAGTCCCTATATACGACGCCAGCAACGTTCTGGTTCCAACGACCGTTCCTACGGTAACTGGGGCGGAAATTGGCGGGGTATTTTCCGGGAATGGGACTTATCTTAAAAAAGACGGAACAAGCGGAGATCCTCCTGGAGGATCTGGAACATTTGCTGGGCTCACTGATCTTCCGGCAGGCGTGACCTTGACCACGTTGGGATACGCGGCTGCGGGCGCAACGTCTCCACTCCAGGCCCAAATTTTGGCATTATCGTCAACTTCCTTCACCCCCATAAATGTGACGGCAGACCCAACCGGAGCCAGTGCAAATGGCCTATATCGCTCTACCGTTACTGGTCATTGGTGGGTCGTTGATGGGTACGGTTTGTCTGATATATCAGCAGGAACATATTCTCCATGGGATCTGGCACCAAACGCATACAGCTTTACCACAATCACAGGTGCAACCGCTGATGGCGCGCTCAACTGCTCGACGGCAATCACCCCGGACGGGTACGACAGGTCGTCGACTTGGTCGGTTTCCGGCGACACCGGCTGCTCTGCCAAGATAGCGGGAGGATCGGCAGCTAACAGCGGGTCAATTGCACCAGGCCAGACAATCAGCGCATGTGTCAACTCCTCATCATCTGCTTCGACCACCACCTCCTGCACGCCGACGATTGGCGGAGTTGCGGCGACGTCGGCGTTTACGGTGACGACGACTGCATTAGCCTCTATTTCAGATAATTTTTCTGGAACCCTTGCCTCATGGACAACCAGAATAGGCGAATACGCTATCGTATCAGGAGAGTTATCAGCAACCACTGGCGGTATAGTTGAATACACACAAACGTCAACGGCTTCCGCCGAGCAGTGGGCGGCGATAAAATATGTGACATTACCCTCGAATACATATGAGGGGATTGTACTTCGATCACCTGGAGCATCGGGGAACAGGTACAGAGTAGCATGGAACGTGGCTGGTGCAAGATGGGAGTGGCACGCTATTACGGAAGCCGGTGTAGTTATAAACGCTATCAAAGTGGGTGCGATAAAACAAGATACGCTGGCTCTCACAGAGTCCCCTCTCAACAACACCTGGGGTTTCACGATTACGGGGACTGGAACATCCACTGTAGTATACCTGTTTAAGAACCCGGTATCGAGTCAGCCCTTATCGGCAACCGGATGGGACTCCGCTACGGATTGGACCGGTAAAATGACTGTAACGTGGAATCCTGTAGTTGTTAATACAGGTAATATTGTAGGGATAACCTCTGGCACAGCTAGTAGACTCGATAATTTCTCAGCAGGGAGTTTACCATGAGATTTATACCTGTCGCTTTGCTGTTACTCACTCTTCTCCCCTCTCTTGCGGTATCTGAACAAGTCGCTAACTTAGACTTCAACGATGGAACTTTCGGGGGGTTCACCGCAGGGAGTTTCTGGACCACACAAGCCGCAGGTGGTCCAGATGGTTCAAAGGCAGCACGTCTCGAATACTCCGAAGCTGGTACGGGAGGTAAGGCTCTCCAGTTTGTTGTAGCGGCCACACAATCTAATCAATTCACAATGGATTTCGATACAAAATTTGAGGGAATCCCTTATGGCGGCACTAAATTTTTGAAGTTTTTCGGGGATCTGACCGCTTCAAGAAATAACACAACCTTCGGCGTTAATTATTACGGAAGAACCTTTTACGATATAGGCTATTACGGCGACAGTCTCTGCATCGCTCGGTATGAGGGCGGCACTTGGTGCGGTGCCAATAATCTTGTAACAACCTCAAGCATAGACCCAGTCGATGGTGCTTGGCACCACTGGAAAGTGTGGTTAAAACGCGCTGACCCAGGGATGACAAACGGTGAATTAAAAGTATGGTGGGATGGCGTACTTAGGCTGCATACACAAAACATGAACTCAAATCCGGAGGAATTTGCCGATCCGACTCCCGGTTTTTATGCAATCGAGTTGGGGGGTTACAATCACGCCAGTAGCAATGGCGGGTTAGATGGCTACTTTGCCAATGGCATCACTCCCCCTTGGTACCTCTGGATTGATAATGTAGTGATTGAATCCACATACACCGGTCCTGTTACTCCCGTTTGCGACGCATCACACCTTAACCTTTGCCTAACACAGCCACCTTGCGAATCCGCTGGTGGTTACTGGTGGTCCGACGGTGCGTGTCACTCAAGCCAGGAGGTTATCACTCCTCCTACATCTTCAGTTTCTCTGCGCGGGATAGGCGGGGCAGCCAGGAAAATCAACGGACACCTGTTGGGATTCCGGCAATAGAGATGCTTCCCAACTGTCATGCGATCCTTGACAGTTGGGAAGCATTTTGGGAAGCAACTTGGAAACGGGTTTGCCGCAAATCCGTTTCCAAGTTATCGTTTTTAATTATTTTTTCCTTGTATTTCCATTGTTTTAATCACTGCTATCCGGAGAATAGCAACCCAGCCGCATCATTTTCCTAACCGTCCCACGTCCCCTAACGCCCCCCTCGATTTTCTCCTATATCTATCTCCGTACAGCAGGCCGATAGCGCTTGCTTCTTTTCCTTGATGGGGCTGGCTTGCACGGCCAGCCCCGTTTTGAGATTGCTCAATCATCCAGACATCGACGCCGCATGAGGCAAACGATAGGGGCCGGCCTTGACGGCGGCCCCGGCCAGCAAAAAGGGAATGAGCACCATGGACAAAAAGCAATACCCGAGCATCTACGACGAGCATTTCCAGCGCCAGACGGAGATCTACTTCGCCGGCGATCATGGCGGAGGACAACCCTTTGACTGGCGATGGATCAAGGCGCAGGGATTGGCTGAGAGCGGGCTGAATCCGAAGCTGGTGAGTCCAGTGGGAGCGAAAGGGGTCATGCAGTTGATGCCGGCCACATCGGCCGAGATCAGCGCGGCCCTGCACCTTCCTGACGAGATGTTCGACCCGCTGCTGAACATCAAATTCGGCGCGTATTATGACCGCAGGATGTGGATGATGTGGCGCATGGAGCGCGGGATGGAGCGGCTGCACTTTATGTTCGGATCGTACAATGCCGGCGCAGGCAACATCCTCAAGGCGCAGCAGTTGGCCTCGCCTACCGATCAATGGTGGGCAATAGCCAAGGCGCTGCCCAGGGTCACCGTCGTCGGCAACGCGCGCGAAACGATCAATTATGTCAAGCGGATTGAGGCATATTACCAAGAACTTTGCGAGGAAACCCCATGATCAAGACGTTATTGGCCCTGTCGCTTGCCGGGCTTCTGGGCGGGTGCGCCGTCGGCGGCAACCAGTATTACATCAGCATCACCGAGTCCGATGCCGGCAATGCAAGCCCGTCCATCACCAACACGCCAAGCAAAACGGTCGATGCCACTGTCGGGGCCTCTGTATCCGCCACTGCTGCTGCATCGCAAAACGGAGACGCCACCAACAGCGGCGCCTCTGACGCCCAGGCGGTTGGGGCCAAGCAATGAAAGGCTGGAAGACGTGGGTAGCGGCCATGGGTGCAATCGCGCTTGGCGTCTACGAGGTGATTGATGGCCAGGTTGAGGATGGCATCGGCCACATCGTTTTTGGCGGTGGCCTGATCGGCTTGGGCCACAAAATTGAGAAGGCCGCCGCCTGATGGATGATGCGGATATTGCCCAGCGCAACCAGGACGTGCTGGAGCGCATGTCCATGGCCGCGCAGCTGGCGGCCATACCCCGCGGAGAAGCGGCAACAGAGTGTGAGGATTGCGGCGACGATATTCCCGAGAGTCGCCGCCAGGCGGCGCCGGGATGCACGCGCTGCATCAGCTGTCAACAACGATTTGAACGCCTGAGAAAGGAGCGCAGATGACACCAAGCGAGGCAGCAGGCCTAGCGGCAATTATCAGAGAGCTGGGATCATGGCCGCCGATCCTGGTGTTTGCCATCATTATGTTGGCGCCCTGGGTGGTGCAGTTTTTTGTGAGCCGGTCGATGGAGAAACGGCACACCGAAGCGGTGCAGATGTACAAGGACAACGTGATCCTGGTTGAGGACTACGCCAAGATGGCCAAAGACTTCGAAGCCGCCACCAAGCGGTGGGAGCGGATCACCGAGACTGTGTTGTCGGTGGTGTCTCTCAATACTCAGGCTCAGACAAAGCTGCTCGACAGCATCCGGGGCAACGAATATTGCCCGACGATGCGCGATAAATCACCCAACAGGAGCTGATATGCTGGATCTTGAACAGGCGGCGATCAGGGGACGATTGGCCGAGGCCAAAGAAAAGGAGGCCAACCAGAATCTTTTGATCGAGGGATTTTGCAGGGCGATCCGCACCGGCCTGAACCCTGCATTAACCGCGCCTGCTGACCTGGAGATTCCGGCGCTGGGCGTGCAGTGGGATGCGCTGGAAGGCGCCTGGGGCCACCTGCAGGTTATTCGAGCTGAGATTTCCCGACTGGAGCGGGGCCTGAACTGATGGCGGTCAAGGGCGACAAGGCCAAGCTGTATGATATGGCCTTCCGCATGTACACGGCGGACAATAAAAGTCTGACCGAGATCGAGGAGCTGCTCGGCGTCAGCCGGCAGACGCTGTCGCAATGGAAAAGCGATACCCGCCGGCCCAGCGACGAGCTTGATGAGTGGGACCGCTCCCGGCAGCAAAAGCGCAGCAACGTCCAGCGATTGCGGGCGCTGTTCGACCGAGAGCTGCAGGCCATGGAGGATTCGTCCGCTGGATCGATTACCGCCGTGTCCCTGGATGCGGTCACCAAATTGGGATCGCTGGTGCAGCGCTGGGAATCCATGGAGAAAACGCCGTCGTTTGATCGGCCCAAGGTGTTTTTGGAAAACCTGCAGTTTATGGCCAACTGGCTGCGCGACAACGACCCTGGGGGGCTGAAGGTGTTTGCGGAAAATTTCGACGCTTTGACCCTGGCCTTTAAGATGGAGTGCCTCAATGGCAATGCGTAAACGGCCGCTGATCGCGGAGGGCGAATACGACAAGCAGGTCGCGTCGCTGCGGTCGTTCATCAAAGAGAGCGTCTCGCCGTTTGAGGGCGACACGCCGGCCATAAAAAAAGCACGGATCGAGCGGGCCAAGGCGGACAAGCTGTTCTTCATGCGGACCTACATGCCGCACTACTTCACCACGGCCTTTGGCGACTTCCACCACGAGTGGGCGGATATCGCTGAGATGGAGGATGAGTTTGCGCTGGTGGGCGCGCCCCGTGAGCACGCCAAGTCGACCTTTTTCACCTTTGGCGACCCGCTGCATGTGATCTGCTGCAACCAGATCAAATTTGGATTGATCATTTCCGACACCAACGAACAGGCCAAGGGGTTTACGGTGGCCATTAAGTTGGAGCTGGAAGAGAACATCCGATTGCGCCACGATTTCGGCGACCAACGGACCAAGCACTGGAGCGACGACGATTTCAAAACCAAGAACGGCATTCTGTTTTTGGCCCGGGGGCGCAAGGACAAAGTGCGCGGTCTGAAGAACGGACCGCACCGCCCCGACTATGTGCGCTTTGACGATATGGAAAATGACGACAATGTCGAGAATCCGAAGCTGGTCAAGCGGTTGATCAGCTGGATCCGAGGCACGGTGCTGGGATCCATGGGCAAAGGATACCGGGCGCTGATGGTCGGCAACCTGTTTCACCCGCGTTCAGCCATATCGCAACTGATCGCGATCCGCGACGACGACAACGGAGAGCTGCTGTATTTCTCCAAGGTCTACGACGCCATTCTTGACGAGGGCACGGAGCATGCGCGACCGCTGTGGCCGGCGCACTGGCCCATGGAACGATTGATCAAAAAGCGGCGCGACATGGGCAGCTTTGATTTCAATCGCGAGATGCGCAACAAGGTCGCGGTCGATGGATCCCCGTTTCCGGAAGAACAGGCCCGCTACTACGATCCGGAAGAGCTGCTGGGAAAGGCACTGATCACGGTATCTGCGGTCGACCCGTCGGCAAAGGCCGGCGAGAACAACGACTACCGGGCCGTGGTGACATTCAGCTTGGACCAGGAAACCATGGTGTTTTACTGCCGCCACGCCTGGCTGAAAAAACGGTCAGTGGGCGAGATGTTTGCCGCTGCCTACGCCCAACATGCGGAATACGGCTCGGAGTGTGTGGACGTTGAGGAAAACATGCTCAAGGATTTCCTGCACGAAGCTATCGCCAATTACGCCCTCAAGGTCAAGTCGTTCTTGCCCTGGTCGCCGGTGCATCATTCGACCAACAAGGAAGCGCGCATCGTCGGCACCTGCGCCTATCTGTGGGAGTTCGGTAAGATCCGGTTCATCAAGGGCCATAGCGACCAGAACACTTTGGTGGATCAGTTCATCTACTTGCTGACGCCATCAGTCCACGACGATGGACCGGACGCCGCCGAAATGTGCATCAGCAAACTGCAGTCCGGATGCTTTCATCCCGCAGTTGCTTCCATCCCTGAAGCGGATCGGGCAGAAAATTACCATGCCCCGCGCGGGGGCCGATTGTTCGGCCGGCTGTTCGGCACAATACGAGGAGAAGCCTGATGGGTATGTTGGCCGCAATGACCAGGGCGTTGTTTGCCGGAGAGATCGACCGCCAGGTCGCCGAGCGCTTGCCGGCAGCGGTGGGACAGAATTTGTCGATGCTCGGCTGGCGCAAGCTGACCGGAGCGCCTACCCGCGAGCTGCCGATGATGGACCAGGCGCGGGCTATTGAGGTGGCGTACTGGCTGTGGAAAACCAACCCGCTGGCAAAATGGATTATTGAGGTGGTCACCGCCCACGTGGTGGGCAAAGGATTGCCGATCAGCTGCAAAAACGACCAGGTCAAGCAAGTTCTGTCAGACTTTTGGAATGACTCGGTCAACCGCATGGACATCCACTGGGAAAATTTTGTCAGGGAGTTGGGGATCTACGGCGAGCAGTGCTGGCCGGTATCGGTGGCCTCGCAGACCGGCCGGGTGCGGCTGGGCTATATCGATCCAGCCTGGATTCAAGCGGTTTTCTCCGATCCGCAGAACGTAAAAATCAAGATTGGTTTGACGGTGGGCAGTCCGGACGGTGGCGGCAAAGCCAAGAAATATAAAATCGTTCTCGATGCCGAAAGCGAAGACTTTCTCTCGGAAGACGCCCAGGAACTGCGGGCTGGATTCGAAGACGGCGAATGTTTTTTCTTCACTATTAACGCCCTGACCAACGAAATGCGCGGCACGTCGGACCTGTTCACGGTGGCGGACCATCTCGATGGGTACGAGCAGTTCATGTACGACAGCAGCGAAAAGTGGGCCCAGTTCAACGCATTTTTCTACGATGTCACGGTAGACGGCGCTGACGAGTCAAAGCTGGAGAAACAGCGCGCAAACTATGTGCCGCCTAAGACCGGCGGCGCGTTTATCCACAATGAGAAGGTCAAGGCCCAGGCCGTGGCGCCGGATATGAAGGCGGCTGACAGCCAGGCTGCGGCGCGGCTGCACCGCAACCACATTCTCGGCAGTCTTGGCCTGCCCGAACACTGGTTTGGCGGCGGCGGCGACGTCAATCGGGCGACAGCCTCTGAGATGGACGGCCCGGCAAAAAAGATCATCGGCAACCGGCAGGAGAAGGTCAAAAACATGCTGGAGGTGATCTGCGACTATGCGATTGCCAGCGCGGTTTCGGCCCGGTACCTGACCGGCGTTCCAGAGGATGAGCTGTATGACTATGAGGTGCAGACGCCAGAGGTGTCCGACAAGGACGTCGCCAAGTTGGGCGCTATGCTGCAGCAGGTGGCTGCGGCGCTGACCACTGCCCAGACCCAGGGATGGATTGACGAGCCCGAAGCGGCCAAGGCTTTTGCCTATTTTTTGGCATACGTGGGTTACGAGTATGACCCGGAGTCGACTGAGGTGGCGCCAGAATATGCGGACTATCGGGACGGAAAGAGTATGCGGCAAAAAGTTCCAGCCAGCAAGGAGGTCAACGCAGATGAGTGACCAATGCCCGCGATGCGGCAGCTCATACATCAAGGTGATCTATTATGGTCTTCCGCATCGTTTGTGCGAAGATCACCAGTGCAATACACTGTTCGGTTTCTGGTCGGACCTGACTGAGAAGTTTCCGTTTAATGGCTTTTTCCTTGCCTATTCAGGATCATACTGGCCCGCACTTTTAAAGTGGCTGTTCGGCAATTTTGAGGATGACGATGGCAACGGTCACCGCTGAACTCAAACGGTTGCTGGCGGAGAAGGATCGCAAGATCCTTACCGGAGAGGACGCCTTGCGCGGCATGCTGGCAGAGGTAAAGCGGCAGATCGTGGCGGAGTTGCAGCAGGTAGGCGGATCCTACACGGCGCTGATGCTGCGCCAGAACCTGGCAAGCGTGGAACGATACCTGGCGGCCTTTGAATCTTCCGGCAGCACGGAGATGGGCCGGCTGCTGGACGCTGCCTGGGAGAGCGGCGTCGGCTTGGTTCCGGCGGCGGTGCGCGCCGGCGGCATGCATGTGGCCTTTGCCCACATCCCGGGAACGGTGCTGCAAACGATGAAAGAGTACAGCTTCCACAAAATTTCCGGGTTGGCGTCTGACACCTTCAACAAAGTGCGCGGAGAGCTGAGCCTGGGAATACTGGGACAGAAAACGCCGCATGACGTGGTGACCGCAATCAGCGGCAGCATCGACAGCCCCGGAATCTTCGGCACGCTGGAAGCCAGAGCAGAGGTGATTGCCGGAACAGAAATGGGCAGGGCGTACTCGACCGCCACCCAAATTGGCATGCGCCAGGCGGGTAGTTCCGTGCCGGGGCTTAAAAAGCAATGGTGGCATGCTGGCCACCCCAAGCGGCCGAGGATGAGCCACTTGGCGTTGCACGGCCAGGTGCGGCCGGTAGACGAACCGTTTGTGATCGGCTCGCTGGCCATGATGCATCCACGCGACTCTAACGCGCCGGCCAGCGAGGTGATCCGCTGCGGCTGCGATCATGTTCCTTGGCATGACGCCTGGGGCATTGATCAGGCCCTGCCAATTTACAACGAGCGCGGCGAGGAAATAGCCCGGCGAAGTGAGCGAAAAGGGTCAGATTCAATTTTAACCGGAAAGTTTGCCGTGGGGCAGATCCGGAGCAGCGCGCCCAGACGTCGGCATATCGGCTGAACATGGTGTTATAAACGCCGTTGACACCCCACGGCGACAAAAAACAGGCAGTCTCGCCGGTGCGAGGTTGCGGAGAGCGAAAATGGACAAAGCGATTCCTGAGGAATACCTGGGCGGCCTGAGCTTTAACACTGCGGTGGTGGAGGGAGTGGGCAAGGAAAAGAAACACGTGCCGGTGCGGTGCCAGCTCGAACCTGAGGATGTGCTGGACTGGAGCGAAACGGACCGGGAAGTGATCATTGTCGCCGCCGACGGCCGCAAGCATCGCGTTCAGAAAGGGGCCGAGCCATCCGCTCGGAATCTTGAGGTGGACAATCCCGACCAGAAAGCGCCCTCGATTCGCACGCCGCTTTCGGAAGAAGCTGCGCGCGACTTGCTTGGCGGAGCGCTTTTTCGGGATATCCCTCTTGCCGTGGTGGGCGTGACGTCGAGCGATATTGTGTGGTCCGACGTTCAGACTGCGGCCGTCGGCAAAGGAAAAAAAAGATGATGGTCATAGGGACTGGCAGGGGGCGGGCTGGAATTCTTGACCGCCTGCAGGCCGCCGGCATCGCCGGCGATGATGACCGGCTCCACGCGCAATCGCATTTGCTGGCTGCGGATGGCGCGCCGGATGATGACGACTACGGATACAAGTGGCGGGTACAGGTGGTGGAATATGGCCTTGGCAAAGACGGGCGCATCAACTGGCCGCGCGCCCCACTGGCCGCTGCCCTGAAACTGTACGACGGCGCCAAGGTCTTTGCCCTCAACGACTCGCAACATCAATCACCCGGGAAAGCTTTTGGCAAATCGCCCCGGGAAATCGTCGGCTGGTTGTCCAATCCGGTGGACACCGGCGTCGGGATCGAAGCAGATCTGCTGATCCTCAAGGGCGCCCAATGGCTGCGCGACAACCTGGTCGACAGTCACGACCGGGGCAACCCTACCCTATTTGGTTTGAGCCATGACGTTGCAGCCCGCAGCCGGACTGTAACGATTGACGGCAAGCAGGCAAAAGAACCGGTGGAGATTTATCACGTCGAGGTCGACGTGGTTTACGATCCCACCAACAACGGCAAATTCATGCACATGGCCGCTGCAGTCGGCCGGGAGAACCCCATGTTAAGAGAGCAATTGCTGGCCGCGCTCAAGAAGGCCAAGCCCCAGGTGTATGCGACACTTGACGTCGAAAAGGTCACGGACGAAGAATTGGTCGATTTGCTCGCCGCCCAGGAGACGCCAGCCGAATCTGGCGCGATCGGGGCCGAAATCGAACAACGAGTGCTGGCCGCTGTGGCCAAAATTGGTCAGCCCGTGCAGGACCAGCTCGTTGAGCTGCGGATCATGCGATCCGATCTGGAGCTGGATCGGGTGCTGGCGGCAAGCCTGCTGCCCGAGACAGCGCAGCGAGGATTGCGGGCCCGCTTTGCCGGCACGGATTTCGAGGCGGCAACGTTGACCGCGGCCATCAAGGAGACCAAAGAGATGGTCGATCAGCTGACCGGATCCGGCCAGGCATCAGGCCTTGGCGGCGCCCGGGTAGTGCGGGACAGCGGCGAAAAGATGCAGGCGGCTGTGGACAAGCTGTTTCATGTGCAGGTTGCGGACACCTTTGGCGACATCCCGGCGTTCCGCAGCTTGCGCGCGGCGTATGTCGAGATGACCGGCGATACGGAGGTGCGCGGCTATTATGAAAACGGCCAGGCGCCTGCCCGGTTGCAGGCCGCCTATGGTTCGGCCACCTTCGCCTATGCCCTCGGCAATACCCTGTATCGACGGATGGTGCAGGATTACCGGGAGACAACCGATTTCGGCATCAGCCGGCTGGTGGGCGGCAACATCCGCAATGCGCGGGACTTCCGGACCATGGAGTCGATCAATATCGGCTACTACGGCGACCTGCCCGACGTAAGCACCGAGACTGAGGATTTCCCGGATCTGGGCGAGGTCAGTGACGAGAAGGTCGAGTATGCGCTGAATCAGAAGGGCGGCATCATCACCATTACTCGGAAAATGCTGATCAATGACGATCAGCGCGTGGTGGAGCGCCTTATCTCCCGCTTGCCGCGTGCCGCCCGCCGGACCTTGGCCAAGCGTTGCTGGGCCAAGTTTATCAACAACGGAACCTACGGAGGAGACGGCAAAGCGGTGTTCCATGTGGACCATGGCAATCTCGGCAGCGCGGCCTACAGCATTACTGCCGCCCTGGCCGCCAAAACGGCGATGGGAAAAATGGCCGAACCCGAAAGCGGCGAACGGTTGCAGCTGCGGCCAGTGACGGTGGCCTTCCCGACTGAGCTGTACGGCATCGTCAAAAACGTCAACGAGTTCCAGCCGCAGGCGGTGAGTGTGGACAACGGCAACTCGATGTTCGGATTTTTCAAACCTGAGGGCTTGATCGAGTGCCCGTTCATGACGGACGCTACGGACTGGATGATGTTTGCCGATCCGGCGGAGGTGGAGATTCTGGAGTTGGCATTTTTGAATGGCCAGCAGGAACCGGAAATGTTTGTCGCTGATCAGCCGGGTGTGGGCCAGATGTTTGTTGGCGACAAGATCCAGTACAAAATCCGGCATGAGTACGAGTGCGCGATCGCCGATTATCGCGGCGCGTATAAGTCCGTGGTCGGAGGATAACGACGGCAGCACAGATTTTTTGCACCCGGTTTTGCAGCACGGAGCGCTTTTCTTTTAATTCACAACGAGGAACCCATGATCAAACGAGATGTTTTTTCCAAGTCGCTGCTGGTTCTCTTGATGACCTGCATGCTGCTGGCGCCTGCTTTGTCCAGCCTGGCCGCAACCACCAACCCCAGCCCGGCAAGTCCCGGCTATATGGTGATGCCGATTACGTTCAGTCGCACCATTTCGGCGGTATCGACGCCGGTAATGGCCCGAATCAAGCTGCCGTTCCCAGCGGCGGTGGTATCGGTAACCGCTGCCGCCGAGACGGCGGATTACACCAGCACCGACGAGGTGTACACCGTGGATGTGCTGGAGGGGGCAACCTCGATCCTGCATTCCGCCATCGGATTGGCGGCGGCTGACACGGTATATCAAGGCGTGGTGGACGACGAGGCGGTGGCTGACGAATCGGTGCTGACGGTGGTGTTGTCCGCCGCCGGGACCACGCCGAGCATTACCGATGTGACCACCACTCTGGTGTTGAAGAGGCTGTAATGGCACTGATCGACCTGGTCAAAGGCAAGGTCAAAGACGACTCGGGCAGGTTGGCGGACGAAACCGACTACCTGCCCGCAGTCGCAGCGGCCCTGCGACAATACAGCGATGATCGGCCGTTGGTTCGGCCTGTCGATCTTGTTGCCACCGGCGCTGTCGATCTGGATCTGCCGGAAGACTGGGAGTCCGAGTTCTCGCGGATCCGCGCGGTGGAGTATCCGGTCGGCTCGGTTCCAGCGGTGTTTTTGCCGCCATTGAATTGGGGGTTGTATTTGGCGCCGGACGGCGAGTTTTTGCGGTTGATGACTTCGCCGCTGCCGTCTGCTGGCGATCCAGTCCGCGTCAGCTACACGCTGCCCAGAACAGAGGCGACCGTGCTGCGCGGAGATCTGGACGCCGTGGCCAACCTGGCTGCAGCAATTTGCAGCGAAACGTTGGCCAGCTTGTTTGCCCAGACATCGGATCCGACCATCAGCGCCGATGCGGTCAACTACCGCACCAAGTCGGCAGAGTTTGGCTCCCGGGCGAAACGATTCCGGCAGCTGTATCTGGATCATTTCGGAGTGGGCGGCGACGGCGGCCCGGTCGCAGCCCTGGTCATGGCGCCGCCGCCATTGCCATCCAGAGGACGATTGACCCATTGAGGAGACAGCAGTGATACATTTGCGAGATATTGATCCCACATTTTACCGCCGGGAATCTGGAATTGTCGTACTTGGCACAGCCGCAGCGTCAGAACGCAGGACCATTAAGCTGCCCAAGATGGCAATGGTCATAGGGGATAGTGATCGGACCATACCGGCAACAAACCTCGACCTCAACATAGCCGCCAACTGGGACAGCGCCACGCAAAACATGGCGGTGGCCGCCAATCGGGCAGGGTCCAATATCTACGTTTACGCGACCGCCGACAAGCTCATTATCTCTCCAAATTCAACATTTCCAACGGGATATACGGCCGAAAATAGTAGGAAATTTATGGGTCTGTCCCTGCTGCCGCCCTACTTTGCCACTGCTACGGACAAGACCCCGATCTATACGGCCCTGCCCGGCATGGCAGCGAGCCACCCGGCCTACGGATTTTTGGCCGGCGACATCATGCCGCCAACAATCTGGGATCTGGACGATATGCCGGATTGCTCGCCTGAGGGGATGGCCAAGCTCTCGCTTGCACCGGGCTGGTGGTGCGACATCTACAAGCAATCCGGGACAGGCTCTGCAACGCGGGGGGCATGGAATGCGACGTGTACCAGATCGCGGACCTGGGGCGACACCGTGGATGATTTCGGAGCCGTATTGAAAGGACTCCTTACTGATAGCCTTTGGCAGTTGGCGATGACGGGATGCCCTGAGGGCGTAAACGTTGCCGGATCAGTAGATCCAGTGACGGCAGGGCTGTACTTGATGACGAGCGGCAGACCCAACATTTCCAACGATTTTTGCATCGGCGGTCCCGGTGAAGGGTACGAATGGCTCGATACTCAATCCGCAAAATCACTTGCCGTTTCAGCGTTGGCCACCGAGCCGGCTTTTGCTTGGACATCATTGCAAAGCAAAGGGTCCATTTACACGCAAGGTGCGGATATCAAGCTGGTCGCCGGTCTGGCTTGGGCTAATGCGGCGGCTTGCGGTTCGCGGGGTCGGTATGCGCCTATCGCTCGTTGGAATGCGATTACGGCTCTCGGTGCTCGCGGTTGCGCCCGGAGCCGTAAAAAGAGACCGTAACACGCCCGCGCAAAAAATGGGGTGAGTGCCTGAGGCAGCTGGTCGCCGGTCTGAATTGGAATAATGCGACGAATTGCAGTTCGCGGGGTCGGAATGCGAATAACGCTCGTTGGAATACGAATACGAATATCGGTGCTCGCAGTTGCACCCGGATACATGGATCTGCTGTCAAACTCTATGGCTGGGCGCTCAATCCGTGTCAGCCGCCATCTGGCGGCTGGCAAAACACACAACGGAGACCACGGGCGGTCAGTAGATCAAACGAAAATCGTCTGTGGTAATTGAAATGGCAAAACGACATGGCGGACTGTGGCCGCTGATAACCAGCAATGAAAACTTCCTGGAAGCGTACCGCAAGGCCGTTCGGGGAAAGGGCAGAATGCGCAACGTGCGTGCCTTTGCTCGGGACGTTGCTGGTAACCTTGCCCGGGTTCGCGATCTGCTGGTCACCAAGCGTTTTCGCACCAGCCCGTACCAAACCAAGATCATATTGGAGCCCAAACGCCGCGAAATTTTTGTGTTGCCGTTCGCTCCGGACAGAATCGTTCAGCACGCGCTGATGAACGTTATCGAACCGATCTGGGATAGGCTGATGATTTCCGATTCATACGCCTGCAGATCTGGAAAAGGCCAACATGCCGGCAGTCGAAGGGCAATGGAGTTTGTGCGGCGCTACAAGTATGTGCTGCAATGCGACATCTCCAAGTTTTACCCCAGCATCAACCATGACGCCCTGGCCGATATTGTGCGCAAGAAGATCAAGTGTCCGGACACGCTCTGGCTGTTGGATGACATAATTTACAGCTACCCAGGAGGATGCAATGCTCCCATCGGCAACTACACCAGCCAGTGGCTTGGCAACCTCTACCTCAATGAACTGGATACCTTCGTTAAACATGAATTGAAGATCCAAGGCTACATCAGGTACTGCGACGATTTCTTGCTGTTCAGCGATGACAAGCGGCAGCTGCATGGGATGAGGGAGACAATCAAAAGCTTCATCTGGGATCGGTTACGGTTGCGCTACAGCTATGCCGAAGTCTTCCCAGTTACTTCTGGCGTCGACTTTCTCGGATACAGGCATTTTCAGAAGCATATCCTGCTGCGCAAATCAACGGCCCAAAGGGTTAAACGTCGCCTGGCCAAATTGCCCTTGTTGCTGGCCGCCGGGAAGATATCGAAGGAACAGCTCCGATCATCCATCTCCTCAACCAAGGGATGGCTGCGGTGGGCATGCACGCACAACCTTATGGTTTCCCTACAGTTGGAAAAGCTGGAGGCCCTGTGTGCAGCCTAAAAGATTCGCCGATTTCGCCGAGGAGCAGAAGCCTCTTGACGGGGAAAAGATCAAGATCGAGCAGGTATTAAACATCGAGATTGAGATCATCGGTTACCGAATCACCAGGTCAAAATACGAGAAAAATAAAAGCGGGAATTGCCTACAGCTGCAGATGGAGATCAACGGCGCTCACCGGGTGCTGTTCACCGGGTCGGACGTGTTGATCGAGCAGATGGAAAAATACGGCAGCCAGGTTCCGTTCCAAACCACCATTAAAAAAATCGATAGGTTCTACACACTCTCATGAACGACCTACCTAAGACATGCAGCACCCGGGCGGATTACGACAACATCAGAGCTGCCCAAATCGGAGGTTGGCAGGGCCTTTGGCGCCAGCTGCTTGATGGAAGATTCGCTGTCCTTGACGGCGACCTGGTCGAGGATCCGCGTGCGCCCCTTTTCATCCTTGGATTCAGCGTTGCCGAGGTCGAGGCCGCAATCGGCGTCACCGGCTACACCATCCGGGAGCTCGAGTGGTTTGAGGCGCATCCGGATCGATATCAACTGACCGACGGCGTGTGGTCTGAAATCGAGGGATGGCGCGCCGCACGAGATGCTGCCGAGCTGGCCCGGGCTGTAGCCGCCAAGGTGGCAGAGATTGAGGCCGAGAGCCGCCGCCGGCAATCCGCGAATTTCAGCTGGCTGGGCAACGCCTATTGCGCCGACGCCTGGGCAACCAAAACGATCGAGTCATGTTGTGCTGTGGCCGGGGCGCTGGGCATGTCAGCCGCCGATCCGATCCGGGTACCCTATCCGCTGCAGTCTGGGTACTGGATGACGGCCGACATGGATGCCGCCGGAAATCGGGTGATGATCTACTTGACGGTGGGCGACATGCGCCAGCTGCTGGCGGCGCTTTATGACCGCAACGGGTCGGTCTGGGGCAAAGAGGTGATTCACAAAGCCACCGTTGAGGCGATGGCCGGAGCGGGCGCCACCGTTGCCGAGATCGAGACGTATGACTGCATGGTGGGCTGGCTGTAATGATTGACGCGAAAATCACCGCCGAGGGGGCGTTGCTGACCGGCAACCCTGAGCAGATTGTGCGGCGCAACATGCGCGCTGCCATGCACGAGGCGGTGCAATTCGGGGTGCGGCGAGTCAAGGGCCGAACGCCCCAGGGGGTGATGGGCGCCCAGGGCGGCCTGCTGGCGAGCATCCAGGGCGAGGTCCGCGAGCCTGGCGGCGATGTGCTGGGCATTATCGGCACGCCGAGCATTTACGGTCTGGCGATCGAAAAAGGCAGGAAGCCCGGGGGGAAGATGCCGCCTGCCGGCGTGATGGTGCGGTGGATCGAGGTCAAGATGGGCGTGGGCGAGGAAGAAGCAAAAGGGATCGAGTTTGTCATTCGTCGCAAGATTGCCAAGAAAGGGACTGATGGTGCATTCATGTTCCAGCAGACCATGGAAGAGGACGGCCCGCAGTTTCAAAACATTTTTGAGCGCTACGGCATCCGAATCACCAAGGAGCTGGGCAGGCCATGAGCGATCAGACCTTTCGCACTGCGATCCACGCACGCCTCCTCGCCCTCGGGCCCATTATCGGCCGGGTGCATGATTATGAGCGATGGGCCGCCAACCCTGCTGATTTCCTGCGGCTCTTTCAGGATCCCGCGACCAAAAAGATTTTCGGCTGGGAGATCAGCCGGGTCGGGTTCAAGGTTGCCAAGGCGGCCATGAACAAATGGCGGCTCAGCCACCGGTATGTCATTCGCGGGTTTTACGGCGTGGAGGATGCGGCCGCAACCGAGAAGGCGATCAATGCGCTGGCGGATTTGATCATTCTCGACCTGACGCGCACCAAGCTGGTGGGCGCCGAGGCGGATTGCCTGCCAGAGGGTGCAGTGGAGACGCGGCAGTTTGGCAACCTGCTGTGCCATGTGGTGGAGATCAGGTTGCCGGCGGTGGCCGAGATCATCAGCCCAGCCAATCTGCCTGAGGAATACCTGGAAATGGTCGGGTTGCAGTACTACCTGACTCCGGGAGACGACTCTCCGGATGCGGTCGACCTGTTGACCCTGTGGGACGCCAGCGGCGGCGACGCGGTCAGCTTTGGCGGCTCGCGGGTGGAGCTGGGGGGCGTGAGCGCGGAGTGGTCGCCCGAGACCACGCTGGGCGGGGAAGAGGTGACGTTGGACGGGGATAACCCAACATTTTCAGGGGAGGAAGAGTGAAAAAGATTTCTATCAAAGAGCGCGTTTTAGAGTGTCTGCGCAAAACTGCGCTCAGTTCCTATCCTGCGTGGTGTTTGGTGTTCGGGGTGGGATGTGTCTTGGGCGTCACGCTGGCTGCTGGACGTGCTGCATGGGTAGTGCTTAGCGAAGGGTGGCAAGAAGTCGTGTCAGGTTTGTCTCGTCAATCCTTTGCCCGCGAAGTGCAACATTGGCGATGGCATGGAAAGAAATTCATCAATGGAGGGCGACGATGCAAGTAAAAGCAGCCCGGGGCCTGCAGTGCCCAATGGAAGACAAGCGCGACCAGTACATCACCGACGCCAAATCGGTCACCGTGCCTGACACGGCCTATTACCGGCGGCTGGTGGACGACGGGTCGCTGGTTTTGGATTCACCTGAAAAGCAAGCCCCAGGAGAATTTGATGCCAATTAATCCGTACCTGGCAGTCGCCCTCATGGTGTTTCTGGGAATATTTTTGACAGGAGCACATGCAGGATGGCGGTTTGACTGGGCCTGGCCCATCTATTTGGGCGCCATGCTGACTTGTGGCGCCTTGGGATACTGCCTTGGCGCATTCGCGAAGGCGATGAAAACTTTATTCTAAGGAGAAGCCATGGCTTCAGCGAACATCAGTTTCAGCTCCATCCCGGCCTCGATCCGCAAGCCGGGCAAGTATTTTGAGTTCAACACCAAACTGGCGGTGCGGACCTTGCCGACCAATGCGCAGAGCCTGCTGATTATCGGCCAGCGATTGGCTGCAGGATCTGTGGCGGCGCTGGTACCCACGAAGGTGTTTTCCGACGCCGAGGCGGCGGCCTATTTTGGCAACGGTAGCCAGGCGCACCTGATGTGCCGGGCAGCGATCACCGCCAATCCATATCTGGACTTGACGGTGTGCGCGCTCGATGACGGCGCCGGCGTGGCGGCATCGGCAACGGTGACCATGGCCACTGCGGCGGCGACGTCGGGGACGTTAAAGCTGCGGATTGGCAACCGGATGGTGGAGATTGCGGTGACCGCAGGCGATGCAGCCGCTTCGGTGGCGACTGCCCTGCAGGCCGAGCTGGCAAAATATGCGGACCTGCCCGTGGTGGCCACAGTCAACGCGGCGGTGGTTACCCTCACGGCGAAAAACAAGGGGACGGTCGCCAATCAGATCGACATCGCCTACGAGTTGAGCGCCACCGGAACCACAGTTACACTTTCCGGAGCCGTTTTGGGCGGCGGGACCATTGACCCGGATATCAGCACCGCCTTGGCCAAGGTGTTTGCCGGCCATTACAACATCGTGGTGACGCCTTTCAACGATCAGACCAGCCTGACGGCGTTGCGCACGCACATCGACAGCGTGTCCGGCCCGCTGGAGCAGCGCGGCAGCATTGGCGTGTTTGGTTTCGACGGTGCTTTGGCCAGCTGCACAACCCTGGCTGGGGCCATCAACTCCGGCCGCATCACCTGCGGGTATCTGCGGGGTACCCGGTCCCCGGCCTACGAACTGGCCGCAGCCTATGGCGCAGTGATCGCCTCCGAGGAGGATCCTGCCAGGCCGCTCAACACGCTGGCCATGACGGGGATCCACGCGCCTCCGGTCGACCAGCGGTTTGGCCGGAACGAACAAGAGAGCCTATTGGCCAACGGGGTCACACCATTGGAGGTGGGCGCAGGCGAGGTGGTGCAGATTGTGCGGGCGATCACTACCTACACCCGCGACGCGTCCACCATTCCTGATATCGCATTGCTCGACCTGACCACCATCCGCACCCTGGATTATGTGCGCAAGGCATGCCGGGAACGAATCAGCCTGCGATTTCCCCGGGAAAAACTCAACGCCAAAACACCAGCCAAGGTGTGGACCGAGCTGTACGACGTGCTCAGAAAAATGGAAGAGCTGGAGATCGTGGAAGAGGTTGCCGCCAACAAGGACGGCCTGGTGGTCGAGCGCGACTTGCAGGATCCCAACCGGTTGAACGGCAAGATCCCAGCCGATGTGGTCAATGGCCTGCATGTGTTTGCCGGCCGCATTGACCTGCTGCTGTAAACCAGGTCCCCCAGGGAGGATAGGGCTATGTCCGAATATGTGACCAACGTTTTGCTCGAAGTGAACGGGCAGAACATCGAAGATTTTAAGAGCGTGACCGAAGGCGAGGTCGAGACGGCCAAGCCGGTCAATCTCATGAACAAGACCGGGTTTGCCAACATGACGGCCCGGCACACGGTGGAGGTAGATTATGTCGTCCCGTCCGATGCGCCGGAGTTCGACTTTGCCGCGGTCAAGAATGGCACCCTCACCATCGACAAGCAAAATGGGGTGCGGGTGACCTACACCGGCGTGCGGACGCTCAAAATTGGCGCTGCAAAATACGACGGTGAGAGCGAAGGCACCGTCCGCACCATTACCCTCGGCGCGTCCGGGAAGGTGGAGTGATGAAAATTGCAGAAGTATTTCCCAACGGCATGGAAATAGAAGGGGCGGTTTATCACAAATATGAACTGCGCGAACAATTGGTGGCCGATGAGGTTGCAGTGCTCGAGTCTCCTGATGGGCCTAGGGCCATGACAAGCGACGCCTTTTTTAATATCTGCCTTATGGCGCGGCGCCTTGCGATCCCCCAATTAGGGCGGAATATTACTTCAGCCGAAATGATGAGCTTGACCAGTGTCGATTTCAATCATTTGCTGGCCACCGACCGGAAATTACAGGCCGAGAGGGCCTCGTTTCGAGGCGCGGCTGAAGCCGCGCCGGATGCTGCACCTGCTGCTCCGGAAGTTGGGGTTCACGGGCCCGGAAATATCGAAAATGTCGATGGGGGAGGCCCGGGATTGGCTGCGAGCGAACCAAGAGCTGACCAACCCGCCTAAGAAAAAGACCTACAAGGTGTTGAGGAGAAATAAAAATGGCTGAAAGTCTGCGGCTATACCTGGAACTGATGGGGAAGTCCGGAAACTTGCGCAGCGAGCTGGCCAGCACTGGCAAGGTGGTGAATCGGTTTGCTTCCGGCGTCAAGAACGCGCTGGATAAAATTGGCAATCGCTGGTCAGCTATATTTACAGGCACCGCCGCGATGGCCTCGATAAAAAAAATAGGAGATCTGAGCCAACGGCTGACCATGCTTGGAATTCAGGCCGGAAAGTCCCGGCAAGAGGTAGATAGCCTGTACCAAAAGGTATTGGAAATCGCAAACATGGGAGATGTCAGAGTTGACCCATCGCAGTTGCTCAATGCAATCGATACGATTGTAGAAAAAACGGGCGACTTTGACTTGGCCACGAGTGGTTTGCGCAACATGGGTCTCGTCATGAGGGCAACCGGCGCCGAGGGCAAGGATGTTGGCGACATGGTTGCCAACATGAAGGAAAAGTTCGGCATAAAGACCGACGCGGAAATGTTGTCGTCTCTGGATATCCTAATAAAACAGGGAAAAGCAGGGGCATTTACATTGAAAGACCTGACCACCCAGGGGAACCGAGTGACAGCCGCCTACGCGTCCATGGGTGGAAAAGGCGTAGAAGGGATCAAGCAAATGGGCGCTGTGCTGCAGGTGTTCCGAAAGTCTGCCGGAGGGCCAGAAGAGACAAGCACGGCATTTAAAAATCTATTCAATGACCTGATGGAAAAGCAGAAGGTGTTGAAAAGGATTGGAATCGGGATATGGGACCCGGCGGAGCTAAAAAAAGGACATAAGGTCCTGAAACCTTTGGTCGGATTGATTGATGAAATATTGAAAAAAACCAAAGGTGACCCCGATAAAATCAGCAAAATATTTGGCATGCAGACAATGGATGGGCTCAAGGCATTCATTGCCGAATATCAAAAAACTGGCAAGAACGCCGCAGATGAATTCATGAACGTAGCCGGTGATGGTAGCGAGTTGATGGGGGACGCCGCCAGGGCAGCAGAGGAATTCAACGCAGCGATACAGAGCCTGAATACTAGTTGGCAGCGTTTTGCTCATTCTGAATTGATAGGTCCTGTGCGCAGCCTGACAAAGACCTTGGATGGATTGCAACCTGGAACCGTGCAGAAATGGCTTAAAGTGAGTGAATATCTAGCCATGACGGTCGGGTCTTTAGTGGCGTTGAGCAAGGTTTCGAATTTGGTGAAGCCGATTTTAAGTTTACTGAACAATCCACCTCTTGTTCCCGTAGGCCCAGGACAGATGGCTGTCTCTGGCGCCGCCCCCGCTTCTTCTGTGATTGGCGGTGCGGCGGTGGTAGGCAGTTCTCTCTATGGAATATGGGATTCAATCTCGTTGATGATGAAAAATTTTTCTGGCGAGAAGATGAGCCAGGATGAGCAGGATAGAGCTATGCTGTATTCCCAAATACCCGAAGCAAACCTTTTCGAGCTCCCAAAAAATGAGATCCATATGAATATCACCGTCGACCAAAATGGCCGGGCAACGTCTAGCAGCGACGATCCGAACACCAAGGTTTTTGTCAGGCCTAAGCGACGCGGATATTTTTATGAACCGGATTTGTTTTGATAAATAGTTCTGATTTTTTTTGACATCAAACAGGAGCACACCATGCCCACATACAGAAATGACAGCGCCGTCGCTTACCCGGTCGGTTCTCAACGGCTTCGCACGCTGCACCCCGGAGAACAGGGCTTTGAAACGCCATTCATCCTGGATCATCTTGACGGCGTGACTCGCACATCGGATGCGCCGCAGTATGCATTTTTGCGGGCCCGGCAAGATATCGTGTTTGCGGGCGCCGGGCAGACCGAGGTGGAATTTGCTGCGCCGCATTTGATCCGGACGCTGCTGATCACCTCGACGGTGAACTGCGAAATGCACTTGAACACCGCTGTCAACAGCCACGGCAAGCGGCTGTTGGCCGGCAGAGAGTATTTTCTAATGCCCAACGGCATGGTGGAGTCGCTGGTGTTTGACGCCTTGGGCGCAGGAACGGTGACTGTCGAGGAAATCGGCCCTGCATCGGAATTCCAGGAGAATGATGGATACACCGTGCAGTGGGGCGGAGAAAATCTGATTTTTGCCGGCCAGGCCATGCTTTGGTAAGTCGACTATGCCTGATCTTTACGATGCACAACTGGATGGATTCGCACTCGAGATCGAGATGATTGACGACGAGATCGAATCGTCGATCGTCCGCCACGAATATCCGTACCGAAACGGCGCTCTGCTGGAGGATCTTGGCCAAAAGGCCAGGGTTGTCCGGTTTCGGTGCTACTTCTGGGACGATGACGCGGATCATATGACCTACGATGTCCACGAGGCGCTGCTGTCGTACCTGGAAGGCATGGAGATCGGAGAGCTGGTGCATCCGAAATATGGGCCGATGCGCGGCAGTGTCGAGTCGATACACCCGCACCATGATGATCGGGATCGCTTCGCCGAGATCGACATCACCTTTGTGCAGGGTTTGATTGAGGACGTTGACGACACTGCCCACGAGGATATCGAGTCCAGCGCTGAAGAGGCCTATGCCGCCAGCATCGAAGATCAAAAGGTGGAGTTTGCTGATGACGTCACCGCTGAGCTGGGCAGCGAGGCGTCGTCCATTTTGGGTTTCGAACTGGATCCGGAGTTGGGCATTGTCGAGCAGTTCTCTGCAATCACCACCACGGCCAGAAACTATCTAAAAACCGTCGAGAGCTACGTGGCCACCGTAGAAGGCACATTGAACGCTGTGGCCAATCCGGCCAATGGATTGGTGTCTATCCTCAATTACGGGACCAGCCTGCCCGGCAGGGTGATCGGCAGCGTGGCTCGGTGCATGGAACGGTATGCGATTGCCGCCGAGGCGTTGCAAACTGCGCCGGCCCGGTTCACCGACAGCCTGGCCAGCGGCTTGGCCAGTTTGCGGGCGGTGTCCGGAAGGTTTGCAAAAACAACAACCATCGGCGGATCCGCTCACATCGCTTTGCAGACCGCCTATTGTTACAAGGCGGATGAGGAGCGGAGAACGGAGCGGAGACGGGCCGAGGGCGTGCCGGCATTTGACGCCCTGGGCAACTATACCGAGCCGGAGTTCAGCGCTACGGATCCGCAGCCCATGACCGAACGTGAACTGGAAACAAGCCTGGCGACAGTGCGCGGATTGCTCCAGGAGGCCGTTGTTTTGAGCCGGCAGAGCAGCAGCCTGAAACGCCAGGCGCTGCAGCTGCAAACGCATGTGGGGACGATTAAGCTGGAGCGGGAAAAAACGGTGCGGGTTGCTTTGGACAACACGCTGCCTTTGCACATCGTTTGTTTGGCGCATGGCTTGCCCTATAGCGCGGCGGAGCGGTTACTGACGATCAACGACATCCGCAACCCCAACGAGGTGAGCGGCGAGGTGGTGATTTATGTCCAGTAACCAGGTTGTGCTGCAGATTGCCGGTCGGCGAATAGAGCGATTTCTCTCCTACGAGATTGAGTCTGACCTGTATGTCGCCGACGATGCCTTTTCACTGGACGTGGCCCATCCTGAAATGGATATCAAACGCGGCCAGCGGTGCGAACTGTACATCAACGGCGTGCTGGAGTTGACCGGGATCATCGACCGGGTCACGCGCCGACACGACAAGCGGGGCATGTCGTACAGAATCGAGGGGCGCGACCTGATGGGGTTGCTGGTCGACTCGTACTGCGAGCAGTTTTTTACCGTGGAAAACAAGAAGCTGTCCGACCTGGCGGAGATGTTGCTGAAGTCCGTGCCGTTTATCAATCGGGAGAAGATCGAGTATCAAGAAAATATTGTCGGCAAACTCAAGGGAAAGAAGCGTACCGTCGACGAACCGCTGGTCGGGTTCATGGACACTCCGCAACGGATATCGCAGATTGAGCCCGGCATGACGGTTTTTGAGGTACTGAAGAATTACGCGGCCAGCAGGGGGCTCATGTTTTGGAGCAAGCCAGACGGTTCCTTTGTGTTTGGTCGACCCAAAGCCAAGGGCGAGCCGATGTTTAATCTGGCCTGCAGGTATGACGGTGTTGGCAACAACATTTTGGAGGCGGAAGAGGTTGACGACATCAGCAAGCGCTACAGCAAGGTAACGGTGATGGGCCAACAGCAGGGCCAGGACGATTTTGACGGGCCGGCCGAGGTGAACACCAAGGCGACGGCCACTGATGAGGATTTTCCGTTTTACAAGCCGTATGTCACCCAGGACAACAACGACGCGCAGAGCCCGGCGTTGCATGCTCGGATGATTTTGGAGCAGCAGCGCCATGAGGGATATCAGTTCAGTGTAACCGCCCAGGGGCATGGGCAGCGCGGTAAAAACTGGCGAATCAACGAGCTGTGCCAGGTGCGGCACGAACCGTTGGGGATTGACCAGGTAATGCTGGTGTATGGCCGCAAAATGGAACGATCCCGCGACGGCGGAACATTGACGAGGATCAAGTTGGGCACGCCCGGGTTGGTGGCATGATGGTTGGTTGGGTGCGGGGAATCATCACTGCTGTAGCGGAAGGCGCGATTAAACGGTTCGGGGCTACCGGCCGCAGCGGCGAAACTTTTGCAAGCCGGGAGATGTTTCAGCATTACGGGTTTTCTTCCAGCCCGGGCGCTGGCGCCGAGGCCATTTTGATCAAATCCGGCAACCACATCGTATCTGTGGCTGAGGATGATCGTCGGTACCGGATTGCTGTTGCCACTGGCGAGGTGGCCATATATTCAGACGAAGGGGATTTCGTTCACCTTAAGCGCGGGCGGGTGGTTGAGATTGTCACCGAGACTTTGGTGATCAAGGCGTCAAGTAAGGTCCGGATCGAAAGCCCAATGCTGGAAACGACCGGCGAGATTGTCGACTTGGTCGAAGCTGACGGTCTGAGCATGAGCGGCATGCGGGAGGTGTACAATGGCCACACTCACGGTGAAAATGACAGCGGAGAATGGACAGATCCTCCTGAGGTGGCGATGTGATCGACTACGCGATTGTTGTGGATTCAAATGGCCTGGGAGGCAGCATGACCTGGGGGGCGTGCACCACGCTGGCCAATAATGTCTTTTTGAGCCTGGCCGTGGAGCGCGGATCTTTTTTTCACCGTCCGCAGTTTGGCCTGCGCAAGCGCGCCCGGATGAAAAACACTGCTGCGACCGCGGCGCTGATCCGCCACGACTACCTTGATGCGCTGCAATGGCTGATCGATATCGGCCGGGCAAAGTCTGTGAAGGTTGCGGCGGAACGGGATCAAACTGTGGATCTGCATCGCTTGAAAATATCGATTGAGGTGGAGCAGGCTGACGGTCGGGTGCTGACTTTCGAGACTTTCCGGGAGGTTATTTGATGGCTTACGAGAAATCGTTTGATGATATTTTGGCGGATATACTGACGGACTTCCGCAATATTCTTCCTTCGGTGGACGTCAGCCAGGGCAGCTTGGCTTATATGAAAGCTGCTGGTTATGCGTCGGCCGCCTGGGGACTGTACCGCTATCAGGAGTGGATCAGTCGGCAAATTTTTCCGGACACGGCTGATACCGAGGCTTTGGAGCATCACGCTTGGGTGAGGGGTCTTTCGCGAACGGTCGGCGAAACTGATGCGGAATATTGCGCCAGACTGCTGGAAGATATCCGCCGGCCGCCTGCTGGAGGGAATGCCCATGATTACGAGATGTGGGCCAAACAGATCGATGGTGTGGCTGCTGCCTACGCCATACCGCTGGCCCAGGGCGGAGAAAGCGTTGATGTAATCATTTTGGCGGACTCCGGAGCGACCGGTTCAGAGATACCCGACAGTGAGCTTTTGGTCGAGGTTGCTGCTTATATCGACACTGTGCGGCCGGTCGGCGCACGGTTCGTTCGGGTGCTTGCGCCGGTGGTGGTTACTCAGGCTGTAACAATCACCGGTGTCGGGTCAGATTTGGCCAATACCGTTCGGCTCGACGTGGTTGCGTATATGAATCAAATGACACCTGGCCAACCATTATATATACCGCAGCTGCTGCGAATTGCTGTGGTCAACGGCGCTGAAAATCCAGTTGTCACATTGCCGGCCGCTACTGTGTCGCCACCTGCCAGTTCTATGGTTCGCCCTGGAGTAGTCAATGTCAGCTGAAACGACACTGCATCAACTTTTTCCCATCGAACTGGGCGGAGACTTTGGCAAAACTCTGGCCATATCTGCGAGGATTTTGGACGCGGCGCAGGCTTCGGCCGATTCGTTGTTGACGGATTCCTTTGCCGATGCTGCCGTGGCGCTGTTGCCTGACTGGGAACGGGTTTTGGGGTTAGATGTTGGCCCTGATGATCCGATCGCTTATCGGCGGGACCAGGTGGTTCGAAAAATACGCGAAAGGGGTGGCCTTTCGCGCGCATATTTTATCCGTTTGGCCGCTGCGCTGGGATATGCGATTGAGATCGTTGAGCCCCGGCCGTCGATGGCCGGAATCATGAGGGCCGGGGACACCATTATCAGCGATGCCGTTCGTTGGCAATGGGGAGTGGTCATGCCTGACCGTCCGGTATATCAGTTTCGGGCTGGCAGTTCCTGCGCGGGTGAGCGGTTGTTATGGTGGGACTCTGAGCCAATTCTTGAGGCCATTTTTCGAGAATTGAAGCCGGCCCACACCTTTGTTTATTTTATCTATTGAGAGGCGCGAATGCAAAGAATTGGAACGTCTGACGGGTTGTTTGTTAATGGAAACCCTGCTGCCGGCGTACTCGGGACAGTGTGTACGGCTGAGTGGCTGAATTCTGTACAAGAAGAACTTGCAAGTATACTCGTGGCTGCTGGCGCGGTATTAAATCCCGGCAGTCATGTGCAAGTTCGTGACTCTATCATTTCGTTGATTGAAGACAGAGTAACATCGCTGGCGAGTGCTGCTGAGACAATTGCTGGCACACGTAACGATTTGGCTGTTACTCCTGCTGGCTTAGGGGCCTTGACTGCGACAACTTCGCGGGCAGGGTTGTCGCGGTTTGCCACTGCTGCTGAAGTGCAGGATGGAAACAGCGATACGCTGGGTGTGACCGTTGCGGGGTTGCTTGGTCTTTTTTCGAAAACAAATTTTTCGTCTTCACCCTATCTTCGTATCCCGGATCGTCCAGGTGGGTTTATTATCCAGTGGGGAATTGCGGCATCTGTCGGAACAGATGCAACCTCACCATATATCGCGTTTCCGGTGACATTTCCTAATGCGGTTTTTGTGATTTTGCCCGGACATATATTATCTGCTTCGAGTAGCGGTCCTAGCGCTCCTTGTTCGGTCAAGTCTGATTATACCACTTCAAATTTTCGCCTTATCCAGGACACCGAAGGTCCATCCTCCGGGGAGTTTTGGATTGCTATTGGGAATTAAAGGAGAACTATATGTTTTTTTCCGCGAGCACCGGTGGGTTTTATGATCCTAAGCTAAATGCTGACATTCCTGGGGATGCTGTCGAGGTCACTGCTTCCGTTTATCTCGACCTTTTATCGGGGCAGGCCGCTGGTTCATTCATTTCATCTGGGGACGATGGGCATCCAGTGTTAATACCTGCTGCTACAGGTCCTGGAACTATTCAGATTGTGACAGCTCGGCAAGCTAAACTCGCTCTGCTTGATGCTGGGTTATTCGATGATATTGAAACTTACATTGGGACACTAGACGGGGTCGAGGGCAAACGGGCAAAGATAGCCTGGGAATGTGCTTCGACCTTTCGGAGGGATGACCAGCTTCTTAATGCCGTAGCTGAGGTGAAAGGTTTGTCGGCTGCGGAGATCGACCATCTATTTTGGGTCGCTTCTCAGATTCCAAAGTAGGATTTCCGGATCACGTTCAATATTTTTTTGATCATATCAACAAGTTTTTGGCGGGCAGTTTTCGCAATTTTTGCTGTCCGCGTTTCGCGCGCCGCTTCACTGAGGGTTGTCTTGGCCAGGGGGAAATCGCCGATGCGCACCGTGCCGCTCTGGGGCGTGAGCGCGCCGTTGAGGTGGAGCAGCAGGGTCGATTTGCCGGCCCCGTTGGCCCCGACCACGGCCACCGACTCGCCGTGATGGATGC